TATTATAGACATAGCCACTTGGTATTTCGCACACAAAAGTTGCTCTTGCAGTTTGTCCACCTCGCCATGTTTTTGCAGTTGTGGTTTCTGGACTTGTCCACGGGGCAATCTCACAATTAAAATTATAATAGTAAGTATTACCTCTATTATTTTGAAAATATGACCTATAGCCAGTATGCCCAGACCACCAGTGTTTCCCTACATTATCAATGACACTTATGTGATGAGTTGCTTGACCTTGCATACCACCTTGAGGAAAAACCTCGTATATATCATCTCTTGGAAACACTAACGCTGTTGTTGTTGGTGCACTATCTGTTGCAGTTGATGTCGTTGTGTTTGTAACTGTAGTTGTGGTTGTAGGTCTTGATGGTGACGTACCATTAGTAGCATTTGCACCATTTACAAGCTGACCATTTCCATTATAACCCCACATAAACAAGTCATGGTCACTAGCATTAGCAGTGCCACCTAAAGCATAGATTGTGTTGTAATAAGAGTTTCCAGAATAGTAGACAGATGAAAATGTTTGTGAACCACCTATGCGTGTCCAAGCATTTTTATCTGTAGTTGTGCCATCACCTAAATTACCAATACCTGCATAGCCAGTGCCATATAATTCGCCACTTGTATTGATATAATGTGCATTACCAACGTATGTCCAACCACCACTATACCAAACATGTGTTGTTTGTACTACTTGCCAACAATCACTTACACTACCAAGATGTACTGGAGATGTGCTGTTAGCACTTAATGTAGCACCTGCTAAAACACCATTAGCATTGTAACCAAAGCCATAAAGTCTACCACTACTATCTACAACCATTGTTGTAAGGTAGCTAGTTTGCACTTGCCTTGCGTTAGATATACCAACAATTTGTATTGGTCGTGTTTGGTTAGATGTATTGCCAACACCTAATTGACCATTACCATTTGCACCCCATGAAAAAATATCGCCTTGTTCATTGATTGCAAAACAATGGTGGTCGCTACCATAACCATCTCCACCATTTTGAACATGAAAACCAATTATTCTATTAGATTGACCACCATGCGTAGTATCCTCGCCAAATGCAGGAACTTTGACTAAGTTGTATCTGTCAACTGTGTCACCAACACCTAATTGACCATAGCCATTGTAACCAGCCGCGAATAGTGAGCCTTTATTTGTTAGACAATAAATGTTTTGGTAAATATCCCAAATCTTTACAAAGTATTCGCCATCTTTTAAGCCACCAAACTCTGGCTGAATAACCACATTTATATGGTCATCATGGATTGAACTGTTGTTCATGCCTTTCCAAAAATAGCCATCAGCACCTATGGCAACGACTTCATGGTTTTCGTTGAGGTAAGCCATAGTTCTGTAACCTCGTCTGTCGTGACCAAAGGCAAACATAACTGGGCCGCATGCTGTATTAGATATGCCACTTTCTGGTATCCAATTATTAGAATAATCAGCCAACCAGTTATACTTTCCACTTGCACCATAATCTTGTGAAGCGTTTGGTCGTGCTATATGGTCATAGTTTGGTTGTAAAACATTACGCCCTTTAAAAGCATCAATAGGAGAATAAGTTAAATTATTCCCATCAACTGTTAAAACATCACCACTATTACCCCTTGCAAGTCGAATAGAATTAGCACCATCATGGGTCATCATATCGCCTTGCGTGGTCAGTGGATTAGTACCATCAGCCATCAATTCCCAATGCGTTGTATTACTCGTTGATGGTACACCAGCATCAGTACCAGTTTTGCTGGTGGTGTTAATATATATCCAGCTTGACCCACCATACGAAACTACATCATCTGCTTCGTAAGTGTTGCTTGTGCTAAACGCACTTCGCCAAGTGAACTTAATTTTTCCTAAATCTATCGTAGCCATAAAAACCCCTATAATTTAAATAGGGGGGCAAAAGCCCCCACTATTCTTAATCGACAACATACATCATCATCAATGATATTGTCCCAGTTCCAGCCGCTCCACCCATCGTTACTGTAACATCGTAAGCGTTGTCCTTTAGGTCTTGGTCAAGGTCAACAATTTCGAATTTACCTAACGCTAGTGTATTAGCCCCAGCAACTGATTGTGCTGAAGTTGAAGCCGCAGCCGCTTTGAAATGAGTGCCATCAGCAGATACTGCTGTTCCTGCACTATTGGTGTAAGCACCATGCCCTATTGCTAGGGTTGTGGAACTACCTAAAGCATCATGTGATAATGTTGCTTCTAGTATTCTTGCACCTTGAGGAAGTCGAAACATATTGATTATGTCCCCACTTGCCAAACTGCTTGCTTCGTAAGTTCCTAGTGCAACTCTAATTCTGCCACCAAGTTCATTTGCTCTCACGACTGATGAAGGAACTGCTTGATAAATGCTGTTATAAGCTGTTGAATATACTGTAGCCATAATTTATCTCCCTTCCTTATGCCGATTCATCACAGATGACAGACACGACTTTTTCTTCTTCCATTCTGGTTGCCCCGAATGTTGCACAGTAGAACACTTGTGTTGAATAAGATTTGTCTGGTCTTTCATCAATTCTGGACATGGTATCTTTACCAACGCCCAACTTAATGCCGTCTTCTGCCCAAGCAAAACAAGTTCTGTCATTGCTGGACTTAGCCAACCTATTTGATACATGGAACTTAAAGCCCATAAACGTATCAACTTCACCAGTTGTCAAAGCTCGGACTGTGTTGAAGTCTGCCGATGTAATCTGTGTAGTACCTAGCAAACTTTCAATCTGGTCTGGGCTAACAACAATGTGTCGTGGAATACTTGGGTCAACGCTATTAAGGTCAAGTATCTTTTTAGCTTCGATAAGTTTTGCAATGGTCAAGTTAGCACCACCAGCCGCTATCTGTTGCCCTGCTGGAAGCGTAGTGCTTGTTGCACCAGAAGCCCCAGTGTAAGCTGTTCCAGTAGCCGCGGCTATAATTGCATCATCCATTGACCTACCAATCGCACTAGCCGCCGCTTGTGCGTAAGTGCTTGTTGGGTCAATCAACATTCTGACTTTATCGCTGTCATCAATTAGGTCGCCCCACTCATAAGTATCAAGGGTCACTTGCCTTCTTGAGTGTGGTGTTTCGACTAAGGGTGTGTCACCATGACGGCTAGTTCTTTTGACTGCTGATGAAGCACCAACTTGGTCAAAGAACGCTTTTTCGCCAGTAACACTTTCTTCGCTAACAGCCGCCCTAAGAATACTCCCTCTTTGCTGTGATAGCAAAGCTACATTCGAAGAAAACTGGTTAACGAAGGCTGTAGTAATTTGAACTGACATACATCTTCTCCATTAAAAGTTCAATTTTATTTTAATGGTTTACCAAGTCCCCATGACTTGAACCCTTTTGACTTTAACCTTTGTCAAAGGGGGGCAAAAATGCTTATCCAGTTCTGTACTTTAAGTTTCTATTACCTCTGAAACGCCCTTCTTAGGGTTGTGTTTCATAGGCATAGTAACCCAATCGTACAATTTTTCAGCTTGTACAGTAGGGTTTTCGGCTATATTTACGCTTCCACTCTCCATACAAAGCCTAATTAATTCTAATCTTATATCAATTAAATCCTTTTTGTCCACTAAATTCCATCCACAATCTGTTGATATTTAAATGCTTCTTGCACATACCAGTCATGTTCTGGATGTTTTGCATCCCAAAATGGGCTGTCTGGCTTTTTCAATTCAAGGACTTTTTGCTTGGCACTTTCTACAGAAGCACCCCCTGCCATTTTAGTTCCTTCCAGTTTGTCTTCGCTAACTCTTGAGTTAATAAACTCACCTACGTTAGCCAATAATTTAATTACATCTACATTATCGCCAAGTGTTGTGCCATCGCCCTGCTTTTTTTCACGCATGTCAATGTCACCAAATTCCATCATAACTGCGTTAGCCATAGCAAGGTTATCATCGTATTTGTTGCCCCATTCTTTCTGAAGTGCACCAATGTTATCTTGCCTAATTTGTGCAATCATTCTTTCATCTGGTGTAGCTAGTGCAGGGTTGTCACCCATGCCACTATCAATAAATTCATTCATAAGAATGTTAGCTTGCCTTTGCGTCAAGCCAGCTTTGTGAAAAACAGCAGACATGCCAGTTACAGTTTCGTTTGGCACTGTGGCGTTTTCATCTATTTCGTATTGGTAATCTGTAGCGTTATCTGGTCTGCCTATCTTTTTATAGAACTCATTATATTCTTCTTCTGTAGCAGACTTTCCTAGTAGTGCGACTTTATCTGCACCTACCATTCTTTGTGCATGAACAAAACCTTTTGCCAGACTATTTACATCTTCGATAGTCTGCAAAGATGGTGCGTTTCTTATTTCTTCTGGTAAATCATCTTTCCAACTTTTAGGTACTTCAGTTGTTTGTGGTGCTTGTTCAGTAGCTTGTCCAGTTTCTTCTGGGGTTACAGCTTCAGCAACTTCATTCATCTATATTCTCCATTTCTGTTATTGTTGGTTTATCTTCAATCATAGCCATTAAAAACATAAGCACAGTTCTTTGCCCTTCGTTATAAGCTATTTCATGTGGGTCTGTAGAAAACGTAGAACGATTATAATAAAATCGTGCTTTCATATCTTCTAAAACTTTTACGCCATCATCAGTTGTTAACAACCTTTTATACAGCTTCCTAGTATTTTCTATTTCTTCTGGTGTCATCATTGTGGTGCACCTTCATTCATGGCTTGCACCATAGGAGCCGCTTTGCCCATAGCTTCCATTTGTTGTTGCTGTGCCATCATTTCTGCTTGTTGTTCTTGTGCTTCTTGCCTTTGCTGTCTTAGTTGGGCAACTTGTTCGTCACCTCTGACTGCAACTGCTGGGATAGACAGCACTTTGATTAAATGTTTTACAAGACCATCCATGTCCACATAATCCATAACACTTGGGTCAATCTGCGATAATG